TCATATGAATATGATGATGGAAACATTCCTCTACCTTTTCTTGTAAGGTAATATCCATCAATTAAATCTTTAGTTTCACCACAAGTTCTGCATTTTCTTTCTTTGAACAGCAGGTGTTCTAATCCAAACTGTTCTCCGATATCCATCAGTGATACTCCCACATATAAGATCTATCACCATATTCATCTGCATACCACCGATCACCTTCTGCATCTACAAAACTATTATCATCTAGTCCATCTGACATAAAACCGAATGGTGCCATATCCTGTTCAATCTGATTTTTCTGTTCTTCATATAACCTTTTACGAACATCCTGATCTGTCAGTTCTTTAAAATAATCCTGTTGAACCAACCATGCATAGATTACCAGACACATTGCAAGGTCATCGTTACAACCTTCTTCTGCTTCAAATGAATTACGTTTCTGAATAAAGGTGGTCAACTCGGAAATAATTTCATAATCTTTAAAAAGAATTTTATCTTCTTCAATCATCGTCTTCAAGTTAAGTGAACCAACCTGTTTCACAGTCTTACTCATCTTGACACCAAGTTGTGTCTTTTTACCAGAGAAACCCTGCCCTACAATTTGTCCCGCTCTACCTCTCATAGAACATTGTAGTAAATTTTGGTACTCAAGATCATAATTTAAAATTGAGGCAACCTGATCTCCAATATCATTTACTTCACATAGAACAAATGCATTGTTATAATTTCTTACGACTTCATATATGATATTGGGGAACAACATTGGTTTAATTTCATTGTTCCGGTATTTTGCCACTACTCTATGTGGAAATTCTGTAATGTCTACTACTACAAATGCAGAGTAATCTTCACTAACACCTCTAGCAACGTCTACAGTGCAAATATAATCATGACCTGGTGTTGGATTTTCATAGACATCCAATCCAGCATTCCTGGTCATTGGATTTTCATATACTAATGCTCTTAGTTTGCTGGGTGCAATCAGAGTATCAATAGATCCAAGGAATTCGCACTCGAACTCAATCTTGAATTGCTGTTCTGATGTGTTTGCAATTGTGGTTTCTTTCCACTTTGCATCTCTGCCTGGAACTTCTGACCAGTGAACGTCTGTTGGGATATATTCATTCTTACTTCTTTCTGCATCATGCCACAGACGGTAGAAGTGATTCATACCGTGGGGCGTAGATACAATAATTACTTTG